CTGGATGTCGAGGTGCGGGTAGCTGCGCTTGCTGATCCCCCACTTAGTCTCCCCGCCGGGATCACCCTTGCCAGGGGTGTAACCCCCCTCGTGGCCCATGAGGCGGTCGAACGCTTTGTCAAAATCCACCATCTTGATCTCCTGTGCTGCCGTGGTACATTCGCGGCATGGCCACTCTATCACTCGCATCGCGGCTGGTCCAAGCCGAAGACGCCTACCACGCGATCATGACGGGTAGGCAAGCTCTCGTCGTCGTGGACCAGAACGGTGAGAGGGTCGAGTACAACCGCGCGAATGCGTTCCAGCTCGCCGCGTACATCCGCGCGCTGAAGACGGAGATCGCCAACCCCACCGCCACGCCGATCACCGGCCCGATGGGGATCTGGTTTTGAAGCTCCTCGACCAACACGGCAAAGAGATGTCCTTCGGGGGCGGGCTGGCCGGCGCCGAGCGCAACACGCGCGAGATGGCGAGCTGGCTCCCCGACATGCGCCCGCCGGACGTGCGCTTCGGCCCCGACAAAGACCTGCTGGATGCCCGCGCGCAAGACCGCATCGGCAGCGACGGGTTCGTGCAGGGCGCGGTCGACATCACCAAGGACTCGATCGTCGGCGCGGTCTACGTCTGCAACGCCCGCCCGAACGCGCTCGCCCTGAACGCGCCGGAGGGGTGGGCCGAAGAATTCCAGCTCGCCGCCGAGACCAAGTTCAACCTGCTGGCAGACAGCGACAGCGCCTGGTTTGACGTGCGCCGCCGCAAGACCCTGACCGACATGGTGCGCTTGGCGGTCAGCACGATGATGGCCACGGGCGAGGTGCTGAACGTGGCCGAGTGGGTGCGCGAGGCGGGCCGCCCGTGCAGCACCGCCATGAACTGCCTGTCCCCCTCACGCCTGTGCAACCCGCAGGACGGCGAGGACACGCTCACCCGGCGCCGCGGCGTCAACCTCCATCCGAAGTGGGGGTACCCGGTCAGCTACAGCATCCGCAACGGCCACCGCTTCGACCCCTACGTGGGCGCCGACATCTGGAACTGGACCACGGTGCCCCGCGAGCTTCCCTGGGGCCGCCCGCAGGTGCTACACATCTTCGAGGAGACCGAGCCGGACATGAACCGCGGTATTTCTGCGGTGGTGTCGGTCCTCAAGGAAATGAAGATGACCAAGCAGTACCGCGACGTGGTGCTGCAGAACGCGGTGACCAACGCGATGTACGCCGCGGCCATCGAGTCGGATCTCCCCTCCGAGGTGGTGTTCGGGTCGCTGGGCGCAGGCAACATCTCCGACCCGAACAACCCGCTCATGAGCTACATGCAGTCGGTGGCCGCCTACGCCACCAACGCCAAGTCTCTCCAGCTCGACGGGGTGAAAATCCCCCACCTGCATCCGGGCACCAAGCTCAAGTTCTACCCCGCCGGTCAGGTGGGGGACAGTGGTTTCGAGCGCCGCATGCTGATGCACCTGAGCAGCGCGTTCGGCTTGAGCTACGAAGAGTTCTCGCGCGACTTCACGAACACGAATTACAGCTCCGCCCGCGCCAGCATGATGCAGTCGTGGCGCCACATGGTCTCGAAAAAGCGCCGCACTGCCGACCGCGTCGCCAACTTCATCTACGGCAACTGGATCGAGGAAGAGATCAGCCGCGGCGATCTGCCCCTGCCTCCCGGCCGCACCCGAGCGGACTTCTACCTGCCGGGCCACCGCGACGCCTACACCTCAGCGGAGTGGATCGGCGCGGCGCGTGGCCAGATCGACGAGGGCAAGGAAACCGACGCAGCCATCGCCCGGATCGACAAGGGCCTATCCACCTACGAGGACGAGTGCGCCCGGCTGGGCAAGGACTGGCGCAAGGTGTTCGCCCAACGAGCCCGAGAGCGGTCCAAGATGCAGGAGCTTGGTATGGCCGATCTGGACGCCCCCAACAAGCCAGGCACCCCGGGGCCGAAACCTGCGGTATCATCCGAGGCAGCATGATCGACATCCACCAAATTACCGCCGAACCCCTGCTGGTCGCGCCGCACGCCTCGATGGCGTTCGCGTCGTCGCTGGCCGGTGCGCGCAAGCCTGAAGAGTTTGACCACTCGCTCGACGTGGCCGCGGTCTACGGCGCCTCGGTGGCTCCTCGCGAAGAGAAGACCTTCGCGTTCGACCCCGGCGCGGGCGTGGCGTTCATCCCCGTGCGGGGCACTCTGCTGAACCGCTTCAACGGCGCCTACTCCTCAGTCACCGGCTACCAGGCGATCACCCAGATGGCCGTCGCTGCCGCCGCAGACCCGCAGGTGCGAGCCGGCGTGCTGGATGTGGACAGCTTCGGGGGCGAGGCCGCGGGCTGCTTCGAGTGCGCAGCAGGTCTCCGGGCCGCGTTCCGCGCAGCGGGCAAGCCCCTGATCGCGGTCGTCAACTCCAACGCCTACAGCGCCGGCTACGCGCTGGCCGCTGCCGCCGACCGCATCATGCTGATCCCCAGCGGTGGCGCAGGCTCGATCGGCGTAGTCACCATGCACGTCGACTACAGCAAGAGCCTGGCCGAGTCCGGCATCAAGGTCACGTACGTCCACGGCGGATCGCACAAGGTCGACGGCAACCCGTACCAGCCCCTGCCGGATGACGTGCGCGCCGACATCCAAACGCGCATCGACGAACGCTATGCCGCCTTCGTCGCGCACGTCGCCTCGATGCGCGGCATCTCCGAACAGGCGGTGCGCGACACCGAGGCCCGTACCTACAGCGCCAAGGACGCTCTCGCCCTCGGCCTGATCGACGAAATCAACACCGCACCGGAGGCGTACACCGCTTTCGTGGCATCCCTGCCGGCCAACACCGGCTCTTTCCAACTGGAGGCCACCGTGCCCGACATCGACCAAGCCGCCGTCGCGGGCGCGGAGCGCGCTCGCATCAAGGCGATCATCACCGGGGCGGAAGCCACCGGCCGCACCGCCCTGGCGAACAAGCTCGCCTTCGACACCAACATGGACGCCGAGACCGCCTGTGCGCTCCTGGCCGCTGCGCCCGTGGCTTCCGCCCCGGCCGCTGCTGCTGCGACGGACCCGCTGGCCGCCGCGATGGCCAAGGCCGGCACGCCCGGCATCGTCCCGGACGGCACCGACTCGGCGGATGCCGACGAGACCGGCGCCACCGTCGCCCGCCTGCTGGCTTTCCAGCGCAAGAAGTAAGGAGCCACCAACATGGCCTACCCCCAGATCGCCAGCCGCAGCGTCGAGTCCTTCGCGCCCGGTCACATCTACGCCGGCATCTCCGATGTCGTGACTGCCCCGGCCATCGTGGTCGCCGGCACCTACGTCTACCTGCAGGTGCTGGGCCGCATCACCGCCTCGGGCAAGCTCAAGGCGCATGACCCTGCCGCCGCGGACGGCTCGCAGAACGCAGTCGCGCTGTGCGCTATTCCGGCCGTCTACGCCGCCGACGCCACCCCCGAGGTCATCGTCTCCGGCCAGTTCAACATCGAGGCCGTCACGTTCAACGCCTCGGTCACGACCGACGCCGCGAAGCTGGCCACGTTCCCGATCGGCTCGCAGATCGTCCTCAAGAAAACCGCATACGGAGCCTGACCATGAGCGTCGACATCTACAGCACCCACGTTCTCGCGGGCGTCATCCGCGAGTCCAAGCCCACCCTGCCGGGCTTCTGGCTGAACTTCGTCACCCGCGTCTACAACAGCGACGTGGCCGAGATCCACTTCGACCGCGTGACGGGCCTGGCGCGCAAGGTCGCCCCCTACGTCATGCCGACCGTCGCGGGCAAGGTCCAGCGCCACGGCGGCTTCCAGACCGAGAAGTTCACGCCGGCCTACGTCAAGATCAGCGACACGATCGACCCGAGCCGCACGCTGTCGCGCCGGCCCGGCGAGCCCTACGGCGGCATGATGTCGCCGTCGCAGCGCCGCGACGCCCTGCTGGCCGAGTACCTGCAGGAACAGCGTGACGCCATCGAGCGCCGCTGGAACCTGATGGCCGCCGAAGTCATGCAGAACGGCACGCTGGTCATCGCGGGCGACGACTACCCGACCACGACCATCGACTTCGGCCGCGCCGCGAACCAGACCGTCACCCTGCTGGCTGGCTCGCGCTGGACCGACTCGGGCGTGTCCGCGCTGGACAACCTCGAAGACTGGTCGATCCGCGTGCAGGACGGCTGCAACTACCCTGTCACCGATGTCATCATGGGCACCTCGGCGTGGCGCGCGTTCCGCAAGAACGGCGAGCTGAAAGAACTGCTGGACCTGCGCCGCGGCGGCGAGGCGCTGGGCGGCCTGGACATCCTTCCCGGCAGTGGCAACCCGCTGCAGTACAAGGGCACGGACGGCACCAAGCAATACTGGGTGTACCGCGAGTCCTACGACATCAGCGAAACCCAGAGCGTCGAGATCATGGATCCGCGCGACGTGCTGCTGATCGCTGCTGACGGGCTGGGCCTGGTGCAAGCGTTCGGCGCCATCCTGGACGTGGACGTGCTGCAGCCGCTGCCGATCTTCACGAAGAGCTGGGTCGAGAACGAGCCCTCGGCGCGCAAGCTGCTGTCGCAGTCCTCGCCGCTGATGATCCCATCCCGCCCGAACGCCACCATGCGCGCTCGCGTTGTGGCCTGACCCAAGGAGCACCCGAATGGCTGAAATCGCCCCGAAGGTCGCTCCGGCGGCCCCCACCAAGCCGGTCGAGATGACCGCGATCCACGAAATCCATCACGCCAAGGGTGTCACTGCCCCGGGCGTGAAGTTCTTCATCGACCCGGTCAACGCGGCCTGGCTGGTGGAGAATGGTGCCGCATCTCCTGTGGACCCGGCCTGAGATGGCCGGCTGGTCGGAACTCCGCGCTGCCGCTCGTGCTACCGTGCATGAGACGTTCGGCTTACCTGCGAGCTATTTGGCTCCGGGGGAAGGCGTTCCGGCCCTTTTGATCTCCGTGCGGTGGCACTACGGCGCGATCCGTCACGGAGATCTGAGCCGCGACGGCTACGCGCAGGTTCAGGAAGGCCAGCATCGACTGGTATTCGACACCCTTGAGATCACGCCCGAACGCAATGCTGTGGTGGCCGTCGAGGGTGTCGAATACGTGGTTGATTTTCTCCACCC